TGGTGATGGTGATGGTGATGGTGATGGTGATGGCGATGGTGTGTCGCTACCATTATCGTCTTTTTGTTTTCTATAATAATATATACCAAATCCTATTCCTGCTAATAATAGGCCGACTAATAGTAATATTGCTATTATTACACCTTTATTTGATTTAGATCGTCTTCTTACCATTTTATTATGTAAACATAAAATTCAAAAAAAAAATGAAAATATATAAACTATATAAGATTTAAACCAGGACAATGAGTAACAACGAACTAACTGTGTATAGAGGGTTATAATCAAAATCCACGAATTAATTGAATCACAAAAAAATAATTGAAAATTGATATTGAAGTTTTTAAAAGTATATATTGTAATATTATAAGAATCATGAATATCGAACAAAAAATTATTCGTAATAAAACACCAGAAGAAACACGGGAGTTTATCCGTGATTTACTAACTACTATTAGTATAAGTCCCAAATATATTAATATTTTCACAGATGACGAGTCTATGAAAATATTTATGAAAGTTTTTACTCATCCTAGTGCGGATCCAGTAAATAATTATGAAATTTTAGAATATATAGGAGATGGTATTATTAAAGGTATATTGAGTCAATATATTCCTCGTCGATTCCCTGATTTAACTACTAGTGAAGGTAAATTATCTAAAGTCCGTCGTTCGCTTGAACAAAACAAAACATTATCTAAATTTGCATTAGATCTTGGATTTTGGGATTATGTAGTGGGCGATGAAGAAACGATGAACCAAAAAAGAAATAAAACACTGGAAGATGTGTACGAGGCATTTATTGGTGCATTAGTTGAGATAATTGATATGAAAATCAAACGTGGTATTGGATATAAATATGCTCAAGATTTCGTAGAATTTAGTCTAGATAAACATCCGATTCAATTGACAGAAGAGACTCTGGATGACCCTATAACACGATTAAATGAACTATATACCGCTAAAGAATTAAAGAATGATAAAATATTGAAATGGGGATTTCCTAAATATACATTTCAACATGTCTATATACCAATAGTGAATGACTTGTCTAATGTAAAAGTATCTCAAGGCACTGTTGTGTATAATCCATCTACTCGTTCTATATTTGTTGGTTTTAATAATAAACTTATACCAATCTCTAATTTAAACATTCCAATACCACTATTGTTTTCTAATGTAACTCATGAATATGCTATAGAACATCCTGATATGTATCAACGTGTAAGACATTCACAAGTATATGCTAAACCAATTCCTGATATTATTACTTATTCACAATCATATAATTTCATACCAATATTTAATAAAGAGTTGCAACAAATTGTTATAGGACATGGTTTATCATTTAATCAAAAAGATTCAAAAAAAATGGCGGCTCAACATGCTATAAATTATCTTAAATCCATCGGATACGAAAAAAAATAATTATAGCAGCTATATATAAATGAATACATTTAATCTATTGTTAATTAGTTTAATTATAATTGCACTCATTGTGTTTTCATTACGACATAATGCGTGCAAATGCAAAGAAACTTATATGAGCTCATATAATACAACACAACCACGTACATATATTTCCCCTCATTTTATTAGATAAACCTCATTATAATTAGTCATGTGTCTAATTATAATCTTTTTCTATTGATTTTTATTAACTGATTTGTCTAGTTTGCTATATCGGTCTGATCATTCAGTGTGTGTGTCAGGATAAGGTATATCCATTTGAACAAATCCATGTGGTGTGTTTTCATATATCATATGGTTTGTCTTATCTTTCATACATTGTTTTATGTTGTTCTTAATTTGTTTCATGTATTCGATATATTCATTTGATTTGATATATTCATTTGGGTCCATGTTATGTTATAATAACATATTTTTAAAATATTAGTAATTAGGTCTGTATGGAATTTGAGATGGACATATTTTATTACGCAATTTTTCAATATCTACTTGTTTATATCCTTTCACTATGAGTATAAGCATAGGACCTACTATACCAATTACAGCAACAGAAGTCGTATATTTCCATATAATGTTTATATTCTTATTTGATCTTAAACATTGCAATTTTGTAGCAGCTATAGCAGAATAAATACCATTTATGAATAACAATATTGTTAATATGGTAAGTCCGATATTAACTAAAAAAGGTACATCACCTACTGAGCTAAACAATAAATAACCAAGTATCATTGATACAACTATTGCAATTGAAGATCCTATAATAGAATATAAGATTTGTTGTTGTGCAGACTTTGCATTCTTGTATAAAGTATCAAGTTCGGATGGTTTATCATTAGAACTTCCAATTTTATCTATGCGTATATAAGAAAGTACTTGTAGCACCAATGAACTTATTATTGCAATTAGTACTATTACCAAACTAATACTTGATATCGTATGTGGATAGAAACCCATTATAATTATTAATTGAAAATTTAATAATTATTTTTTTTTAATTTTTATTTAATATTTTTTATCTTATAATGAAATACAACAATCTATTTATAATAATCGCATTAATATTTTTATTTGGTATATTTTTGTGGTTAAACTGTCCATCCACAAACGAACATGTACTATTTGAAGAATATTGTGATGTATTATATTATGATGAAGTACCTGATGACAGACAACACGATATAACACAAGAAGAAGTGGATGAATTAGATGAATTAGAAAATGGTGATTATGAATTGTTTAGAGTACGACGTACAACTGGTGGCAATGGTGTCAATATAGGTAGTATAGGAGGTAGAGGAGGTCGTATAGGAGGTAGAGGAGGTCGTATAGGAGGTAGAGGAGGTCGTATTAGACATCGTCCATGGAGAAGATGGCCACATCGAAGACCGTATCGTTATTATAGACCTTGGGCATGGTATACATACCCAACTATTTTAACATATCCATCCACTTACTATACAACTACATGGCAACAGCCATCTACACGTTATATTATAAGATTGCGTGAAAAGGAAAATACACATCCATTTTATGGACAAGGCTATTCTAAAGGATTTACAGCAAATGGGTCTTCTGGTGGAACTTTAGTATTGAAACGAGGATACAGTTATGAATTTGACGTATCAACATTAAGTGATTCAGTTACACAAGAACCAGAAAATGAACCATTTTTCTTTACGTATAATGCGGAGGGTGGTGATATGAAAGATGCTGTTTTTATTAAATCACCAACTAGTAATGGAACTGTCCGTATAACTATACCAAACGATTTTCCTAAAAGACCAGAAGGGCAGACATATGACTTTTTCTATATGTCAACAAATCATACTTATGTAGGTGGGTATGTTGTAATTAATTAATATTTTATTGATTTATATATAATGAGATTTACAAAACGCCGTGCTAAATTGATTGGTGATCATTTAGGAATAGATTTTAATATTATATCATTGAACACATGGTATGATGCAATCCGTGTAGAAATGGAACATGGTCCCCATGATAAGAAAACTGATGTCACACATGGTGACTATATTATCACCGCAAAAATAGCATTAGCCCATTTGAAGGAATACCCAGATTATTACGAAAGGCTAGAGAAAATGGAAAAAAAAGCAGAGAAGTATTGGAAGAATCATAAAAAACCAATCATACAAAAATCACCACGATTGAGCCGATCACAAGTCTATAAACTTTTATAAAATACAATATTGAGTATATAAAAACTTTTATTTATGTTTTGGAATAAATAAAAGTATTCTATCTTTTTTTATATTTTTTTTATATTTTCTTTTTATTTACTAATAATAATAATGAAGAATTTAACTAATAATCAAATGTATATTGGTCTTGCTTTATTAGCACTTGCTGTAGCATACGCTGTTTATTATAATCGTAATCAGTCAGACAAAACAGAGTATAAACCAAAAGCACGTGAAGAATTTACTTATGATCAAATTGCATTGAATGCTAAAAACTATACATTCATTCCTCAAGAAGAATGCCATAATTGCTTACCCCAAGCTCGTCCAGATTTTGTATCTATGACTTGTTCTTCTAACAATAAACCAAGCCCATTAAATGGTATGTCTGAAGAAGAAATTAAAGCTGAAGTTGACTTACATTATCGTAAACCTATGGAAATGTTAGATACCAAAGATTTATTGCCTGAACCTGATATGTCTGGTCTTAACTATGGAGTTGACCCTGGTACTGATTTTGCTAATAAAACTGTCTGGCATCGTACTACAAATGCACGTTTAAAACGACGCAATTGGGAATCTGGTGCTGCTATGATCCGTGGTGATCTTATTATTGACCCTGGTCAGCAATCTTGGTTCCAACATGATAGTGATTATCGTGATTTGACACCTGGATTTATCCCTAAACAATATTGTGGTGAAGTAGATGTTGAAGATCTTACATATAATATGCACAAAATCCATTAAATTCATGTGACGTTCTAATAACTCATATGCCATTTATTAATAACACACTTACAACTGTGAAACATACATGATTCCTATGTTGATTGAAATGCTTTATAACACATAAAAATTATAATGATAGAATAGTATCATTATAATGGATATAGTTTAAATTGGATAATTGGGTCTTATTCCTAAAACAATAGACGTTTGTTTATAACGGTCAAGTGGAGGTGGGTTTTTACTTGGTTGATTTAGTTTATTTTCTTCAAGTAATATCAAATCTCTTCCAAATCTATCATAAATGCGTATTTCCCACGATTCAGCACATAAATCTAATCTCATTGTTGTAATCATGCATGATTTAAATACAATACAACGTGCTCTTCCATTTAATTCTGGAAAAGATTGTTCTCCTGTACCAGAAACATCTAATAATGGCATTGGTAATGATGGGTCAATATCAGCAATACTACCAACAACATATTTATCATGCCATACTACAAAAGTAGCTTCATTCCCTGGTGGATTATTTGTACTAAATAAATTTCCTTCAGCATGATTGATTGGCATTACACGTACATATAAGTACGGCTCATTTAGAATACTTCTATAATTAAAACTGGATAAGATATATTCATTCGATGAAGTATCATATGTATATTCTGGAATTTGGACTGCAGTATTTGTAGGTAGAATTACATTACAAAATTCAACTGAATAATTTAAATTAGTTGGTCGTTCTTTGCAATGTTTAAGAAATCCAATAGTAGCTTTATTATTACATTCATTTAGATCACGATAATAGATTCTATATTTTGTAGCCATTTGCACATAGTCTGGCAATACACCATCTGTAATAATTAAATTTGTATTATTTATACGATAGTCATTACCAACCCATTCACATCCTTCTTCAAATGATAAGTTTAGTGTCGTATTATCAATATCACCTCCTTCCGTATTTCTAAAATAATTAAGTGGATATATACTAGATGCACTCGCATAATCAGGAACAATTACTTTCACCTTTATTTCTCCTATATCAACAGAAGAATCTAATGTTAAATTAGTGACACGAGTTATCACCCATGGTTCAGTAAAAGAACCAGAATTTATAACTTGATAAATACCATTATAGACACCTTCATCTTTAACAAGAATCTTCATACCGTTTATGAATTTAACATGGTCTACCACAAATTGACCAACGGCAGAATTTGGTGATATAGAATTATCTGTGTAATTCATTGCAACACCAAAAATAGTACTTAACGCATTAGTAGTTGTAGCAGATACACTATAATTACTTTGACATATATATGCATCTTTTCTTGCGGCACTATCTAATTGTAAATAAACAGACATTTCTTATTATATATACATTATTTTATCTATAATTTATAGATAAAATTGTAGTAGAGTTGATTAACGCATGTCATCATCAATATATACTATTAAAGTGTTTTACTATATAACACCAACACATGATCAAACATGTTATAACTCCTCCACTAATACAAATCTTATAGAATTCAATAATTATTCACATGGTATATAGTATACAACTGAAATTTATATAATCCATAGAGATTTTGCAAAGATTTTAATTGAGTATATTGAATTGAAAATGGATGCCATTGATCATATACATAAAAGATGTATACTAAATATCTAAAAAAAATATAATACTTATAAATCCAATCCTATGTTATTTAAACAATATGACAGGTCAGATACTAATATACAATACACGTCGTAATATAAATTAATGATAATTTATATTAGATGAGTTGTTGAATTATTTTTTATTGGATTTCATTGCAGCTTTTTTACTGGATTTCATTGAAGCGTTTTTACTGGATTTCATTGAAGCGTTTTTACTGGATTTCATTGCAGCTTTTTTACTGGATTTCATTGAAGCGTTTTTACTGGATTTCTTTGAAGCTTTTTTACTGGGTTTCTTTGAAACTTTTTTACTGGATTTCTTTGCAGCTTTTTTACTGGATTTCATTGAAGCGTTTTTACTGGATTTCATTGAAGCGTTTTTACTGGATTTCTTTGAAGCTTTTTTACTGGATTTCTTTGAAGCTTTTTTACTGGATTTCTTTGAAGCTTTTTTACTGGATTTCTTACTAGCTTTCTTTGAAGCTTTTTTACTGGATTTCTTACTAGCTTTCTTCGAAGCTTTCTTTGCAGGACGTCCGACACTACGTTTGCGTCCACGTTTCATGGGTGCACGACAACGTTTGGTCTTAGTATCGCATACATTTTTGCCTTCACATTGTTTGCTACTGGCACATTTGCTGCGAACAGATTTGGAAGCTTTCTTACTGGCTTTCTTGGAAGCTTTTTTACTGGCTTTCTTTGAAGCTTTCTTAGCGGGAGAAGGTTTATTGTGCATTTTGCGATAGAGTTTTGCTAATTCATCACGAGAATGTCCTTTACCAGCATGAGCTTTTAAGAATTTTGTCCATTCATTAACTTTAACCATTTTGTATTAATTAAATACAAGATTATTTTTATTTTAATTAAATTTAATTAAAATTAATTAATTTTGTTTGAATAAGTCATAGGTATATATTCTTGAGCAGATACATCTATTCCATTCACTGAGGTATTCGTTACTTGTTTTTGTTCATCAGGCCAAAATCCTTTTACATAACGGCGAGGATAACTATTGCCACATTGATCGTTTAAATAATTAACATAATAACCATTCCACTGTCCACCATGATTAGATAGACGATGTTGTTGATAAGAATCATAACGTGTTTGTAATTGTTGTATAGTATCAGGAGTAGGACTATGATTGGCGACTGGTGTATTATCAATATTTAAAGGATATAGTCCAGCAGTTTGAGGAAAGCCTGTTGCTTGAGAACATGTCCAACATAAAGAACGATGGAAGTTACCAGATTTATTATTTTTATAACTAGCCCATCCAGAATAGGGTCGTATCCTAGGTTTTAAATTATCAGTAGTGTTTTCTTGAAAAGAATAAAGAGAAGATGTATGATTACATCCACAAGTCATAAGTTATATTAATAAAATATTTTCATAAATTTATAAAAAAGACAGTAAATAATCAATAATGTGAGATGTATATATCGTATATTAGGTATTCAATAAATAAATTTATTTATTGAATTAAACAAACGTGAATACTTGTATTTTCTGTTCGCATTTTTTTTAACAATTCAACATGTTTTAGATGTTTTTATCTGTCTTCGTCAGTTGCATCATCATTTGGATCATAATCATGTATAATATCATCTAGGTATGCTCGTTTTAGAAAGTAGTATATACACGCATGTGGATATGATTCGTCAGGGTCATTGTAAAGTTTCTATATTTTTTAATGTATAATGTACGATTCTGTAAGGATAGAGTATGATAGTTCATCTGCGAGATTTTGTAAATACTCAACCAGTAATGGGATAGAATTAAGTTCTTTTACTTGTTGTTGTTCAAGCATATACCATATCATTTCATTTGGATCGGTTGGTGAATCAATAATTGTATCATAAATACAAATAAGAGGTTTTTGATATACATTCATTTGATTTATAGTATATTGGTTTTATATCATCAATAGTTAAAAAACTAATCATTTTTTAAAAATATTCATTTATGATAATGAATAACAAAGATATATTTATATTATTATCATTAGTATCATTTATAATAGATGTATTAAATACAAATTGTAAAATGAATTCATTGTATATTTATACAAATAATCTGACACATCATTTTTTAATAATATATGCAGTATTCGGATCATTATTATTTGGACATTACAGATTACATGTATTGGTGATATTGCTAACGATACTTGGATGGTTATTATTTAAATATTGCATATTAACATTATATTATAATAGACATTGTGGTATAAAAGACGGAGAACATCATGATAATTTAATATACAATGGTATTATACAACAATTACCATCAGCTATAAAATCCTATTATAGTATATTTGTATTTATACTAATATATGATGTTTATAATATATATACTGAATAAAAGTATATATTTATAAAAGTGTCTTAAATTATAATATAGTAAAGAGTAATGACATTTCGTTTTTTTCATTTATTATCTGAATTTGACAAATTGAGTCAAGAAAGAAAAAAACAATGGATATTAGAAGAGCAACAAGAAATCGATATTCAAGAATGTGATGCAAATGTAATTATCAAATTTTTATTAACAAGAAATACATTAAACAGAGAATTATCAAAACAAGTACAAAGTAGTTCGTTATATAATAAATTAGAAAAATATAATGAGTATATTGACAAAATAAATGTGTTTAATGAAGAGATTGACAAGATATTAAAGAGTGAATATAAATGTAATATATTAAAAAAATTTTTAATAACATATATGATATAGCAAAATTGATTTTTATAAGCATTTTCTTATAAAAACCAGTGTGTATGATATGTCGTCATCTGTAACCATGAAATCAACAAACACGTGGGATAAAATTAGCGATTGTTTCTTTGAGGAACATAATCTGACAGAACATCAGATTGATTCCTATAACAACTTTATTCAAATGAAACTGGGAGAAATTATTAAACGTAGTGAAATAGTATTCAAGAAATTGGAAAAACAAAAAACATGTAAAATAACGTTTGATAATATATTTCTAAAAAAACCACAAATAGTAGAACCAAGTGGCATCATAAAAAAATTAAAACCAAGTGAGTGTCGTGTTAGAAACTTGACATATTCTGGTGATTTGATGTTAGATGTAAGAGAAGACATTATAGAAGATGGCAAAGTAGTAGAGACAATTCATCATAGTGATATTTTTATTGGAAGTATACCAATTATGGTAAAATCAGACTGGTGTCATTTAACTGGGCTAACATTAGCAGAAATATATAGTGAAAAGGAGGATCCATATGATTTTGGAGGATATTTTATTATAAATGGAATTGAAAAAGTATTAGTCAGTCAAGATAGAATGGCACATAACGAAAATTTCATATTTAAATGTAAAGATCATACTAAACAGAAAACAACAAATAACAATCCTGGAAAAAAGAATACAAAAAAACGTGCTCTTGTATATGATTGGGTAGCAGAAGTGCGTTCTTACTCAGAATATATTGAACCAAATATTTCAACAACTGTATTGAAACTGACTAAACAACAATTAGAACTATGTGAAGATGCACGAATTTATGTAGATGTTCCAACACTTACAGATGATATTCCATTACCAGTATTATTTATGGCACTTGGTGTATTAAGCAAAGATGAAATGTTACATTATATATGCAATAGTGATGATACTGAAATGGTGCAATTACTAAAACCATCATTACATTTTCCTAATAGTACAACACAAGAACAAGCAATACAATATATATCTAATTATGTAACTATTAGCCAACAAGGTCAAGATAAACAGAAACAAACACGATTGATATTGAAACGCAAATTCTTTCAAAATGTCATAGATATGCGTCTAAAACGGTATTATTTAGGTTATATTACACATCAGTTGTTATCTACTGTTCTTGGAAGACGTAATCCTGACGATAGGGACCATTATGCTAAAAAACGTGTTGATACCGCAGGAGGATTACTTACTAACTTATTCAAAAGCACTTGGAAACGTATATGTCGTGATATAAAAACAGTATTAGAAAAAAAACGAGGCATCTCTATTCGTAGTGTATTTCATAGTCGTATAACACCTTTATTGAAAAAAGCATTTGCTACTGGTAATTGGACTGGTACGAAAATTGTAAAAAACACAAAAGTCGGAATTTGTCAAATGTTGAATAACTTGAATTATGTCTCACGATTAAGTAATATACGCCGTGTTAAAACTCCTGCTGAAAAAAATAACAAAATTGTTAAACCACGACATGCACATTCGTCTCATTTCTATTATATTTGTTTAGCTGAAACCCCAGAAGGTCAAGAAACTGGATTATTACGTAATCTGGCAATGCTGACTACTATTACTACTGGTAGTTCAGAAAAACCTATTATTGACTGGATTGCCATGCTTGGTGAAACATTATTAGAACATATTGATTATTCTGATAACATTACTGATATACAAACATGTACTAAAATTCTAATTAATGGACAATGGGTTGCTATTACAAAACGTCCTGGTATAATTGTTGATAAATTACGACACTTACGAAGAGAACATAAAATATCAACAGAAGTCTCTATCTCTCTGACAAAAGAAGGCATCCGTATTTATACGGATGAAGGACGGCTTATCGCTCCTTATATTGTTGTAAATAATGGCACTCTTCCTACTCTTCCTGAAACATATGATTGGCACTCTCTTATTGAAGAAGGTGTTATTGAATATCTTGATCCTGCTGAAGCCGAAACATTATACATTTCTTGTTATCCATGGAAACTTGACGCTGAACACACTCACTCTATTATTGATCCTGCTTATATATTTGGGATTTCTGCATCTACTGTTCCTTTTGCAAATCACGACCAAAGTCCTCGTGTCATTTATCAATCTTCTATGGGCAAACAAGCATTAGGAATGTGTGCTATTAATTATTTACATCGTTATGATTCTTCTAATCATGTCATGACGTATGGACAACGACCTCTTTTAGAAACGAATGTTATGCGTCGTATTTTTGAAACACGTATGACAGCACAGAAAAAAGAATTGCTACAAAATCCATTGCAACATACAATGTCTATCAATGGCAATAATCTTATTGTCGCTATTGCCAGTTATACTGGATTTAATCAAGAAGACAGTGTTATCATCAATAAATCTAGTCTTGACAATGGTATTCTTCGTAGTATTAACTATTCTACTTATACGTCTTCTAATAAGAAAAAAGGGAATCTCAATTCAGAAATATGCAAACCACACGAACTTAATGTTCGTGAAACACGTCTTATTGGTTATTCTAAACTTGATGAAGATGGTATCCCTTATGAAAATACTCCTCTGACGAAAAAAGATATTGTCATTGGACAAGTGAATTCTTTTCAACAACATGCCAAAGATGCAAGCACTATCGTTAAAATCAATGGAATGGATGACCACTCGGTTTTAGAACAATTTTTACCTAATGGACAACATGGTTATTTTGCTGACCACGGTTATGTCAGTGTTGACAGATCTATTCTTACACTTAACGAAGATAGTTTCAAAAGTGTTTCTGTACGAACACGTCAAAATCGTATCCCTGTTATTGGTGATAAAGTTGCTTCTAGACACGCTCAAAAAGGTATTATTGGTATGATATTACCTCATGAAGATATGCCTTATTCCATGGATTCTGGTATTATTCCTGACCTTATCATGAATCCCAATGCTATGCCCTCTCGTATGACTACTGGACAAACATTAGAATGTCTACTCTCTAAACTCTGTTGTCTTGATGCACAAGTCGGTGATTGTACTCCATTTAGAACAGTATCTCTTGATTCTATCGGTGATGCTCTTGAACAACACGGATTTAATCGGCATGGAAATGAAAAAATGATTAATGGTATGACTGGTGAAGTTATGGATTGTGAAATCTTTATGGGTCCTACTTATTACCAAAGACTAAAACACATGGTTTCTGATAAAATACATTCTCGTACTCAAAATGGTCCTCGTGAAATTCTTACGCGACAACCTGTAGAAGGTCGTAAAAAAGCAGGTGGTTTTCGTGTCGGTGAAATGGAAACTTGGTGTGGTATCTCTCACGGTGTGTCTAACTTCCTTATTGATAGACTTGTCAATAACTCTGATAAATACGAAATGTATGTTTGCAATGATTGTGGGAATACCGCTATTGCTAATTTAGATAATAAAAATTTTGAATGCAAACGTTGTTTACAGACAAATCGTATATCTAAAATTAAAATACCATATGCATTTAAATTATTACAACAAGAACTTATGGCTACTGGTATCGGCATGTGGTATGAAGTCGACACTTCTGATGAATAAGCGTATAATACTTACTGGTTATACAATATTTAATTCGTTCTAATACTCATGAACTCTACTAATTACACTGCATATCCTAATGATAATTTTATTGATTATAATCATCATTATAATTATAACAGCTTCTTATTATTATTTCACGACTATGGGACACACGACATAAAGACTTGCAAACTAAAACTTATATTAAACCAAGTCAAACTATTACAGGACCATCTGGATATTTAAAATCAAAACCCGGATATATCTTTAGTAAAAATGGTTGTTTACCTACATTCATACCAGTAGATAGTAATACAAAATCAATAAAAATAGATGAGTCCGATGATGGTTACAATCTAAACAAGCGTACCACATTTGAAACATTATATCCTGAAAATGGGTTAATTTGATTGGTAGATTAATATTGAATAAACAACTAACATAAGTGTGTTACACACAATATACTCTTATATCAATAAGACTATAAATAGATGGATGAAATAATTATAATTAATAAAAGTAATGAATACCATACTCATTATTTTTATTCTCGTGTTTATATGTATATTGATAATTACATTTATGTATTCTTATAATTATTACTATCATCAAAATGTTCCTATTGTAACATTCCCTTTTAAAAACATTTTATCGGATACTAATTGTAGATTGCCTATTATTGCTATTGTTGCTCCTATAAGAACAAGAGATCATCTTATACAATTAGCACGCTATAAAAAACAGTATCCTATAATTGGTATCACCAGTTATATGGAATTTCCTTTGTTATTATCAAATAAGTATGATAATGGTTATGAATTTCTTAAACCAAAAGATTATTTAGATATTTGTCAAGCATGGTTATCTTGTTTTAAACATCCATTACCTACTTCTTCTCCTCAAATAGATCTTTCACAATCTGATTTTGTATCTATTGATACGTCTGATATTATTCACGATAAACTATATGATTTTATATATATATGCTCGCCTGATAATACTGTGTGTGAAGGATGG